CCATTTCGCACACTTTCGCAAAACTTTGGATTCCAGATTCAGTCAGGACTTTCGCTCATGGCAACTAACGGTCGACCGCCTAAGCCAGCCGAACTGAAACGCGCTCAGGGAAATCCCGGAAGGCGCAAACTTCCAGAACTTGCCGTGATTCAAACTTTGCCGATGGCCATCACGATTCCTGACCCACCTGCCGACCTTGGCAAGGATGGGTTGGAACTTTGGGGTCGTGCCTGGTCGATGGCTATCACTTGGCTGTCACCAGACTCAGACTTGTCAGCAATCGAGAACGCTTGTCGTGCAGCTGACGACTTGACCATCGCTCGGTCTAGGTATCGGGCCACCACTGAACCTGCCGATGCTCGTGCAGTTGTCGCTCTCACTAAGTCGCTATCTGATGCACTTGCCAGTCTTGGCTTCGATCCGACTTCACGTTCACGCCTTGGTGTGGCTGAGGTCAAACGTGCCAGCGCTTTAGACAACCTCATCGCCAAGCGACAGGCCAAATGATCACGGTCTTGATGGGCGCACCTGGTGCAGGGAAGTCGACGTGGCTCGCCCGAAACATTTCAGGTGACGAACACATCGCCAGCACCGAACCTCTTCGAGCTGACCGCTCTCTTGATTCAAACATCTTCATGAACCAATTGCGCCGTCGTGCTGAGGTGGCTGCCCATGATGGCCTTGACGTTATCGCTGATGGAACTCACATCGACCGACGACATCGTGCCTTCTGGCTTCAACTAGCTGGCGAGGCTAACACTGAAACTCGGCTGGTCATCTTCAACACTTCCTTGCCTTTGCTTTACAAGGCGCAGGATCACAGAACTGCACCGGTCGCCAAGTCGATTGTCAGCAAGTATCACCTCGACTTCAAGAAGGCCATCCGAACTGTTCACCTTGAACCTTGGGGAAGTATCGAAACAATCGTTCGGGGGAACTGATGGCGGCTCAGGGGAAGAGCAAGATTCAGGCGTGGCCACCACGTTGGTTGACACCTGTGCCACCTGCCGATTTGAAACGCAGTCGTGGTGAAGAGGTTGTCGACTTCGCTGAGGCTTTGTGCAAAATCACCAAAGAATCTATTGCTGGTGATGCCGGTTCGGCGATGACTTTCAGACCTTGGCAACGGGAACTTACCCGTCAACTGTTTGCACTCAAGACCGATGGAACACTTCGCCACAGAACTGCCCTTATCGGATTACCCCGTAAAAACGGAAAGTCGGCTTGGGCTGCTTCGCTTGCGCTTGAGCATTTGGTTCTAGGCCCTTCTGGCGGTGAGATTTATTCTTGCGCCGCTGACCGCGACCAAGCCAAGATTGTGTTTGGCACTGTGAAGGAAATGATTCGCCTTCAACCTGAGTTGTCGGACTTCTTGCAGGTGTTCAGGGATACGATTTACAACCCGAAAAGTGGCACGACATACCGAGCGCTTTCATCGGAAAGTTTCACCAAGGAAGGTCTCAGTCCAACGCTGACGGTCTTCGATGAGGTTCACGCCCAACCTAACCGTGAACTGTGGGATGTTATGAGCCTTGCTCAGGGCGCTCGCAAAGAACCAATGATGGTGGGCATCACAACCGCAGGGGTCAAGACAGATTCCAGCGGTCGGGATTCTTTGTGTTATGGGCTTTACCAGTACGGCCAGAAGGTTGCTACTGGCGAGGTCACTGACCCGTCATTCTTCTTCGCATGGTGGGAAGCCTCAGCTGAGTCTGACCATCGTGACCCGAAGACTTGGCTTGATGCCAATCCTGGCTTTGATGACATTGTTGCTGCCTCAGATTTTGAGTCGGTTATTAACCGAACGCCTGAGTCTGAGTTTCGAACTAAGCGCTGTAACCAGTGGATGTCGACTTCAGACACTTGGCTTCCTGCTGGCGCTTGGGATGGCATTGCCTCTGAGCGCATTGTTGAGGATGGCACTGCCGTTGTTCTTGCCTTTGACGGTTCGTTCAACGGTGACTGCACTGCCATTGTTGGGGTGACGGTCGAGGAAGTTCCTCACGCTTTCGTGGTTGAGGCGTGGGAGAAGCCTGACAATGAGGCTGCTGACTGGCAAGTTCCGGTCGCAGATGTTGAGCAGTCAATCCGCAACGCTTGCCTGAAGTGGCAGGTTGAGGAGATTGCTTGCGATCCTTACCGCTGGGCGAGAACTTTCCAAGTGCTTGAGGATGAGAATCTTCCAGTGACTTTGTTCCCTCAGAGCGCAAGTCGCATGACTCCTGCCACCACTCGCCTGTTCGAGGCTGTGATGAACAAGTCGATGACGCATGATGGTGACCCAATGTTTGCTCGCCATGTTGGCAATGCAACGCTTCGAGTCGACTCTCGTGGTTCTCGCCTATCGAAAGAAAGCCGACATTCGGCTCGACGTATCGACTTGGCGGTTGCCGCTGTTATGGGCCTTGAACGTGCTGCCTGGTGGAATGGGCAGGGTGGCGGCTTGCCAATGATCTTTGACCTTGATGACCTAGACGGAATGGGTGAGTTTGATGAATCGTGATCGCATCACAACCGCAACTGAAATTGCTGGCGCTGGCTCAGTCTGTGCAGGTATCGGGCTTCACTTTGGTTTCGATTTTGGTCTTATTGTCGGCGGCATCTTTGCCCTTGTCTTCTCTTATTTAGCAGGTAACGAATGAGTATTCTCCGCCGGTCTTCGGTAGTTGGGCGTTACCCACAGTTCAACAACTATGTTGCACCACTGTCCCAGCTGTATGGCCAGACTCAGGTCACCTCTAGTGCTGGTGAACGCATTGACGAGTGGACTGCTCTTGGCGTTTCGAGCGTCATGTCGGCTGTCACGTTGTTGTGTGACTCGGTGGCTTCACTTCCGCTTCGCTGTTATGAAGTGATTGACGGTCAGCGCAAGAATGTTCCGTTGCCTTCATCTTTGGCACAGCCTGACATCATTTCAGGCACGAACACTTTCGAGTTTATTCATCAGGTGATGGCTTCGCTTGTCCTTCATGGCAACGCTTACATTCACAAAGACCGCGACACTCGTGGAAACCTTATTGGTCTAGTGCCGTTACATCCTTACCAGATGCAGGTTCTACCTACGGGTGACCAGATTGGTCGCAAGTATCTTCATCTCGGCAATGACATTCCGAACGATTCGTTGATGCACATTCGTTGGTTCACGCCACCACAGTCGTTGGTTGGTGTGTCACCTTTGATTCAGTCGCGCAACCTTGTCGGTCTGTCCTTGGCAATGGATCGTCACCTCAGTCAATTCTACGGAGAGGGCGCGACCCCTTCTGGCGTTCTTAGCACTGACCAGAAGTTGACGCTCGATCAGGCTCGCACAATTCAAGGAACGTGGGAAGCAACTCACCGTCGCCGTCGCCGTCCAGCGGTCTTGTCTGATGGCCTGAAGTTCACGCCTATCACGACTTCTGCAGCTGACATGGAAATGATTGCAACCCGTGAGCAGTTGATTCGTGACATCGCTCGGGTCTATCGAATCCCCGGTCACCTTATGGGTGTCACTGGTGACAATCAGACTTATCAAAACGTGGAACAGGCGAACCTTAACTTCCTGACGCATACGCTTACCCCTTGGGTTCGCCGTCTTGAAACTGCCCTGTCTGAACTGTTGCCAGTTGGTCAGGATGTTGTGTTTGACTTTGCTTCGCTACTTCGCACCGACTCTTTGACTCAGGCGAAGGTCGCAAGCCTTTACGTTGACAAGGGTGTTTCTAGCCCGAATGAGGCTCGCCAGATTATTGGTCGTGAGCCTTATGTTGGCGGCGACAAGTTCAATCAGGCTCTTGCTGGAACTGTTACGGCTGGCGGTGACTTGTCTGCTCTTGGTGAGGATGCTGATCCGAGCGCACCTGTCATGGGAGTGCTTGACTAATGGCTGAAACATTCCGACCACCGCAGGGAGTTCGTGACGAAGCCAAGAGGGCTTTAGCATGGATTGCCGATGGCAAGGCTGGTTCAGGTTTCACTGATACCGGTCGCAAGCGTGCAGGTGATTTGGCGGCTGGAAAGTCTGTGTCGCTCGATGTCATCTTGAGAATGTATTCATTCTTTGCACGTCACGAGGTCGACAAGAAGGGTCAAGGATTCAATCCTGGCGATGATGGCTATCCGAGTGCTGGCCGTGTTGCTTGGGCTGCTTGGGGAGGCGATGCAGGTTTCACTTGGTCGTCGAAAATTAGAGAACAACTATCTGCCCGAGTGGCTTCATTGGAAGGCGAAAGCATGGAATCTCGAGACATGGTGGAAGCTGAAACAGTTTCGAATCTGCCCGAAGAGTTGTCTGAACTTCTTGGAACTGCTGTTCAGTTCTACTTCAGAGCGCATGGCGCACACTGGAACGTGAAGGGCGCTGACTTCAGCGAGTATCACAAACTGTTCCAAAAGATTTACGAGACCGCCTATGAACTCATTGACCCGATTGCTGAGAACCTTCGCAAGATTGGCGAGATTGCTCCGTTCCGTCTGGCAGAGTTTGCGATGCTTGGATACTTGCAGGATGCAAAGCCTGGTCAAGACCCAATGAGCCTTGCTCGCGACCTTCTGACAGCGAACGACATCTTCCTCGATCAACTCTCCGACGTGTTTGATTGTGCTACCAACTACAATCAGCAGGGCATAGCCAACTTCATCGCTAGCGCTATTGACGACCAGCAGTTCTACAAGTGGCAACTGACCGCCTCACTTGGCGAGGAAGTCACTCAGCCTTCTCCTGACCCACTTGATGCTCAGGGCAACGACCTTGATGACATGGCTGAAGAATCCATGCCAATGATGTCTGAGGCTTATCCGATGATGCGCTCGGCTTCAGGTTCAATGGATTTGCCGATTGGCTCTCGCGATTATGAATGGGACGCTTCAGCTGCTGACAAGCGTGTTCGTGACTGGTCGAATGGTGACTGGAACAAATACGGCGAAGCCTTCTTCTATGTCAACCCTGACAAGAAGGGCGAGTTCGGTGGTTACAAGTTGCAGTTCGCTGACATGGTTGGCGGAACTTTAACTGCAATTCCTCGCGGAATCTTTGCTGTTGCCGGTGTCTTGAATGGCGCTCGTGGTGGCGTGGACATTCCTGAAGAAGACATTGCCGCAATCAAGACCAAGGTCTCTGACTACTACGACAAGATGGCCACCGAGTTCGAAGACCCAAGCCTTGTTGTTCCTTTCGAACCTCGTGCAGCGATGGCTCAAATTGGTGTCGGAAGTTTCGTTTCGTGGAACTCTTCGGGTGGTCGTTCTCGCGGAAAGGTTGAGAAGGTTGCCACTAAGGGCGCTCTCGCTTCCAGCGACGGGTTCTCACTTGAGGCAACGTCAGACAGTCCAGTCTTCTTGATTCGTATCTATTCCGAGAATGGCAACGGCT